CATCGTTTATGTTCAACAATAAGATTTGTTTGTTGAGAAATAAATTAAATTCCAATAAACTAGAAATATTCAATAACGAAGATTCGGTAGTTGTTGTGGACAATGTTGGTTCGTATACTGGGGACACTGTTTCTATTGTGGGTCTACAGATAGATAACTTTGTTGGTGCCGATGGATTCGTCAAGATAATTGCAAAACCTGCAAATGAGAGTGCATTATCTCCTCGAAGATCAGACATCCTAGAGATAGACCCAACACAAACAACTTCATCTGTGGTTGAGATTGACACTGGAGTTACTAACTAATGCCTCACACTAAGAAGGATTTAACACTAACAGATATTAATCGAAGGGAACTTGGTGGATTTACTACTCATACAGTAGATAGTATTCTTCCGGGATTCTTCCAAGACGAGTATCCTAAACTTGTTAGTCTATTGAAGCATTATTATGATTTTCAGTATACGGATGATTCTCCTGCCAAGATGATTCACGACTTATTTTTAAATCGAGACATCACGCAGACAGACTTAGAATTATTATCATACATCGAAGATGAACTTCTGTTAGGGCAATCTTACTTTGAGGGGTTCAAAGATAAAAGAGCAGCGGCAAAATATTCTAACCAATTGTATCGTGCAAAGGGAACCAAGTTTTCTATTGAACAGTTTTTTAGAATCTTCTTTGGTGTTGACCCCGATATAATCTATACCAAAGAAAATGTATTCAAGGTCGGGGAAGAGAAATCTACTATTGGTGATGAGAACCAGAAATACCTTACCGATAATAAATTATATCAGACATTTGCACTGCTTGTCAAGACAGATATTTCTTTCAAGGAATGGAAAGAACCCTATAAGTTGTTTGCCCATCCCGCAGGAATGTTTATTGGATCGGAAGTTCAAATTGTATCGGCAGTAGAAGATGCTCTGACTGCTCCATTGGTCGTGATTGAACCACCACCACCTCTTGCGGTTCATGCGACAGCATCATTCGGAGACTTTACTAATACGGATATGACAGCACTTGTAGATGACGAATATATAGATTCAGCAGGGGTTCTAAGCAGAATTAGACCAGAACTGATTTCTCTGGAAACTTTCTCGTTAGAAGAAATACAAACTATCGAGAATCAGTACTCATCTTTGAGAGAGGCACAGATCGCAGGGTCTCCAACATTCGATGATTCAGATCAATTCCAGACTAATGGTATGGACTTGAGTAATAACTTTGCATTCGAGACAATGGATCAAGAACAGCATCAGTGGTTCAGTGGAGACTCTGATCAATATGTGAAAAGTTTCACATTATAACTTACAAACTCTTATAAATAGTAAGAACAACAGGACTATGAAATGGCACGACAGACACTAAACAGAGGCACAGTAGCAAACGATGGTACAGGTGATACCCTACGAACTGCCGCGCAAAAAATCAATGAAAACTTCACCGAATTATATACTGCCATTGGTGGTGATAGTGCGACTGCGACAGTAACATTAACTGCTCAAGGGGTAGTGTTTGAAGGTCAGTCACCAGATGTACACGAGACTACCCTTATTGCGGTAGAACCTACTGCTGATAATTCGATTTTCTTACCCAACGATACTGGTACCATAGTACTAGATTCTGATACTCAGACATTGTCCAACAAGACGATTCTTGTTCCCACAATGACAACTCCAAAGATTCGAGATGCTGATGCCAGTCATACCTATAATATAACAGTAGGTAATATCTCTGCGAATCGCAACATTGCCCTTCCCCCATTGGGTGCGGGTGATACCTTTGTATTTGAGAATCATACTCAGACATTGACTAATAAGACACTAGACGCACCGACACTGAATAAAGTAAAGATTGGTGGTATTTCTGGTGGTGCGGTATTATTGGATAGTGCCAGTAATGAACACATCAAGTTCGTTACCACTGGTAGTGCGGTCAACAACATTACGGTCAAAAATGCCTCTACAGGTAATTACCCTATTATCAATGTAGAGGGTACTGATGCTAATATATCTCTTGAACTCTCCGCAAAGGGTACAGGTGGTATTGAAATTAAAAACAAACTGGTTCTTGAAAAAGGAACTGATATTGCATCAACCACTGCGGTTGATCTGACTGAACCTCTAACAATTTTCAACTCAGGTAGCACAATCAGTCCTACCCTTGCAGATGGAACTATACAGGGTGAAGTACAATACTTCTCTAATATTGGAGCAGGAACTGTAAAACTACAGAATACTGGTGTAAATATTCAAGGCACTGATTCTGCGGGTGGTTATTTACAGTTCGATCAGGGAGATGGTTGTATCTTAGTGTGGAACACTACAGTTAGTAAGTGGTTCTTAGTGTCCAACAACGGTGTAGTCACATACTAAATTTAAACAGTAGAATAGAATAATAGGAACAACATAATGGCAATTTTAACAAATCCAATTAAAAAGCAAGTAATTCAAGACTTGAAGACCGATATGGATTCTTCTGGTACTCACTACTATGCAG